AATCAAGTTAGAGATGTTAGTCTCTTGTTTGATGTCACCAAAACCATCTAATTTACCACCAGTGCGGTACTTTGAATCAGTAATATGATCCAATGCTTTAATTTTAGCTTCTAAAGCTGCAATTACACTTGGTACTTCCATTGACAATGCTACTGCTGTTGATGTAGACTCTGCTTTTTTTGTTGTTTTTGCTCCCATTTTTCTTTTTTTTAGGGTTAATAAAAATTGTTAATAAATTGAATATATTGGTTCTTTATCTGCTGAGTCATACTCTTCAAACTCAGATTCAAGCATTAAGTAAACATCACCTTTAGCTGTTACCTTTATTTCATAACACTTGAATTTTTCATAGTATGATCCATAACTTTTTATCTTACCAACAAATCCACCGTGATTCTCTCCACCAAATTCATACCTATCTCCACATGCTTTTCTACTCTTGTAAGTAATCTTATCACCTACTTTAAATTTTCTTTCTTCCATAACTAAAAGATTTCATATTGAGGTTCTTTAACTACATCCTCTACTAGATACCAACCAAGCTTTAATTCTTCAGGTTCTCCTAGTTTATGGATGTCTGCACTGATCAACTGACCATTTACTTGTGATTGTAGTTCACAAAGACCTGTGTAAGAATGAGTAATAATCTTATACACAGCACGTCCTCGTTGACTAACTAATTTACCTTCTAAACTCATAACTAATAGATTTCATAGTTAACACTTACTTCAGAAGGTTTAAAGAAATCATCCAGTGGAACAATAGTATCATTTTCTTCATCAAAAGTATCAGTTCCAGTCCAGCTCATTCCACTCAGAGATGCTTCATAATACTTAGCATTACCCTCTGGAATAGAAGCATCTATAGGAAAAGCTTTTTTAAGAATACTTCTTAGTTTTATAAGATCTTCTTTGTTAGTAGATTTCATGTATTTAATCAGTATCTTACGTTCTTTAAACTTTTGTAATAGTTGTTCATTTATTTCTTCCATAATTAATAAATTTGATAGTTAATGCCTGGTTCTGCTTCTTTAACTACTTCAAATCTATCCCAAGAATAACAACCACTTTGAGCATCATTAATCAAGTCATTGCTAGATCTATCAAGAATTTCTTGTGTTATTTCAAGATTTGTAACAGCAGTATAGTTATGATCATCTACTTTATCTTTCCATAAAGTGATTACATCACCTACTCTAAGATCACTCTTATCATTTATTTTCCTATTCATAATTGAAAAATTGTTTTACTACACCTGGATAAACTGGAATACCATATTTAGCAATATATTGCTTATCATACTCTTCGTTTTCACCAGATCCATTACCAATATACCATTTAAGCCCATAACCTGTGTCAACCTTAACAATGCCAATATTATTAAACCATATTGCATCAATAACATTATACTCTTCTTCCGGCATACTATTTTTTGTGATTGTCTTTGTAGTCAATTATAAATCCAATTGCTACAATAATATTCATACCAAATGAGGCTAATATTTCATACAGATCATCATACATATTAAGTGATAAATGTATGTGACCTACCATCCAGAACGGAATAGCTAAGTTCTGACTAATCCATACAATCAGATACTTGATAAATGATTTCATTAGTCTCCTTCTTCAAGAAAACGTGGTGTAGGCAATTCTGGGAACATATTATCCACAGGATTCCTTTTTGCTGCTACTACCATTACCATCCAAGCTCTCATCATTTTCACAACTCTTTCTTTGCGTAGCATATTTAGCTGTTTCTTCCCATTCTTCATTTTCTTTTCTCTTTATCTGTAAATATTCACTAAGTGTGAGACCTTCAGGAACATTACCATCATAATGATCTTCAATCTCCATGTACAATTGTTTCATTTTACCCATGTCCAAAGTTTTGTTGTTGTATCTTTTTCAGCAATTTCTTTTTCAGCACCTTTAAGTTCAGTTATTACATAAGGTCCAATAATAGGATCTTCATTATCATAATAGGAATCAGTCTTACTGCCTATTATTTCTGCACTAATTTTTGCAGGTTTAACGTGTAAAACATATATCATCCAAGCTTCATGCTGTGTAATCCTAAACCTGTGCGATATTTCTTTAATACTTGTATAACCAGCATCAATATAGCTTTGAATTGTCTTAATTTTGGTTTCACCAACACAGACAATAAGGTTACCTATCCTATATTCAGAATACATACAGTGTACATTAAGTTTTTGATTTAAACTTTAGAGATTTAAACTTCTTCTAAGTTTGCTGTTTCAGCTGTTTTAGCTGTTAATTTGGCTGGAACCGCAAAACGGTCAGCATCAAAGTACTCATATGGAAAACATGAGTGATCTAGTTCAATTTCTTTAAGCTTGTACCCAACCTTACCAACCTGTAAAGACAGAGTTACTGCAAATTCTACAGTGTAAGTTTCACCTTTCTTTACCCATTTCTCAGCAGGTATTCTAGCCGGCTTATTTGAATCATTAATACAGATCACTTGCATATTCTTCCAGTTCTACCTTTAATTGTAATTGTTCAAGTTCATTCTTTAACTCAAACATATTCATAAAATCTCCACTTTTGATATTACATTTGCCAACATTATGTGCAATAAGTGCACACTGTTCAGCCTGTTCTCTTGTATGATCACAAAACTTTACTAAACATGCCATAACATATAAGTAATCATTTTTATCATCATTAAACAGTGTAAGTTTATGTGTCTTTTCCAAAACCATAGTTTTATATGTTTAAGATACAAAAAAATCATAAAGTACCAACAATAATAGTTTTACCCTTGTCATTCATAAAATTAACCAAATCATGAAATGTGGTACCCTCATTAGATGTATATGAGGTATATTGTTTAAAATAACCCTTAGAAAGTAATGCTTCTAGTTTTTCTGTTAACTCAATTACATATGCGCTATGAATACTATCTAGTTCTTTAAGATCTGCTAATGATGAATGAGTTTTTGCTAAAAATAGATTCACCTTGGTGAAATACTCATTTCTTACAAATACTGTTTCTTGGTAATCATCAAACATTTCTATTAATGATACTAGTAAATTACCATCTGCATTGCCTAAGTTTTTAACTGGCTCTTTGATATATTCTTCTAACCATGTTTGGAAATTGTCTATATCAACTTTCAGTTTAAACTTGTAGTTAGGTGATAATTTCATATCATCCATATCATAGAGAGCACTAGATAATTTCACTAGTGCTCTTACTAAGACAATTGTATTATTTTCTTTGCGCATTAATAAATTGTAACATTATAATCTTTCCACATAACTTTATTTTGGTCATATCCCTCAAGAGCTTCTGTTACCCATTTCTCATCAATTGTATCCATATAACATAATATGTGCACAATTGCTGTGTCATCAGGATTAAGACGTAATAACCTTCCAATTCTTTGAGCTGACTTCCTTTCATTGCCATAGGCATGTAGAATGATTCCTTGTTTTAAGTTAGGAATATTTACACCCTCACTCAATTGAAGAACACAAGATAACTTGCTGATTCTACCTGCTTTAAACATTTCTAAGTTACTCTCTGACTGTTGGTTATTACTGTGATAGCTGTGGTTACACAATCTATCAGCTTGTTCTTGAGTATTAGCAAATATAATACATTTTGATGTAATATCACCTGCAAGCAATTTTGCATAATGTTCCTTAGTTGGATACTCCATTAAGGCTTTCATACGCATAATTCTTGCCATTTGTAGTGATTTACCACCATTAGATGTCTGAATTCTATTTGTCCAATATGCATAATTAGCCTGCTCAGTGGTCATAAAGTTTGCACCTTTAGTGGCTACTTTGACATTCTTTGCAGTACCTAACTTAAGCTGATGAACTATGATCTTGTAATCATTTAAGATTTTAGCATCAACAGCATCATCAGTAACATAAGTATACACAATTGGACAGAATTCATCTACTAAATCACTCTTCTCAGTCCCCTTTCTCTTAGGTGGTGTACCAGTTAAACCTAGTATACCTCCTTTATAGTTTTCTAGAAATACTCTATGACTATTTAACAAACTATGACACTCATCTAAATACACCAAGTCATAATCATTAGGATCTAACTTATGTAAGCTTAGATAAGTGGTGAATGTAATGTTCTCTAACAACTTTTCCTTATTGAACTTGTGAGCCTGAGCTTTCCATTCATTAATAATAGCTGTCTTAGGTGCGACAACAAGAACATTCATCAATGGGGTACTGTTATCTTCCATGTGTAATAAGCCAACCAGGGTCTTACCGACACCTGTAGCAAGTGCAATTCCTACTCTATGTTTATTTTCTGTTATCTTAAGAACTTCTTCTTGTATTTCTTCTCTAGTCATAATTTAGTTAATTTAAATCTTTTAAATAAAAGTCTATTGTTTTTTAATGCTGCAAATACAGCAGAAGCTGAGCAACCTATAAATTTTGCTAAGTCATCAGTTTTATTAAATATTATACTTCTATCATATTGAGTATCATAACATGATATTTTAAAAGCATCTGATCTAATAATATCTTTGACACAAATATCTTCAGGATATAAAACAAAATTATTTTTATAACGTCCCCTTTTATTCTTTCCCTTTTTATTAACTAGCATACTTACAGTTTTAGGAGAAAATTTAGGATAAATTGATTTTAAATATCTTCCTGCTGCTCTTTGAGATAAAAACTTTTCTATACACTTACAATTTGAATCATATACAATTACTTCTTTTTGCTTGTCAACATTTAATGGATAAGTTATTATACCATTTTTTACTTTTTCTTTAAGAGTATTTGATATCTTTAATCTAGATTCTGGAGATAATCTATTATTTATAACCTCTTTTGTAATATTATAGGCAGGTGTTAATAAATCAATGTAATATTGCTCTCTTTTCAAGAGATTATCTTGATCACATTCTTCAATAATAGAAATTTGAAATGAAAGTGAGCCATATTTATTATAGGCATTTTGCAAATGTGGATTTGCATGCATTTTCCTAATTAAATCAGATTTATGCCTTCTTAACCTATAGTAAATATGACTACTACTTCCAATATAACATTTGTTATTTGTAATATTTTTTATACAATAAATCCCTGATTTCTTGTATCCTAAACCTTTCTCTATATTCATAGAGTAAAGATATTAGAAATAATTAACTTTTACAAATAACCAGTTGCTAATCCCAATCCACATCTACTTTTTCCAACAGTTACTTGTAAAGCCTGTTCTTGTATGTTGTCTCTTGTCATTTTGTAAGTTTGAAAATTTGTTTTCTGATAAATGCACCAGTCTCATCACCATTGGCCATCAACTTGATAGTCTTCATATGCTTATCTACAGCATCAATTACTTGTTGGTGATTATAGCTATCATTAAATGCTAACATAAATGCATTTAAGAACTGAAACTTAACATTTCTTTCTACCATACCAATCTTTAAGAAGATATCATTAAATGCTTTACACATTGTTTCTGCATCAGGATTAGTAACGTTAAATGTTCCATTCTTGATAGGCTGTGTACCATATCTGATTGAAGGCATTTTAGTAGCAATACATGCAACCATTGAAATCTCAAGATCATACATATTTTTCCACTTAAACAGTTTCATGTAATCAGGACGGATCATCTTCCATGCATTGATGTAGTTCATCAAATCCCATGACTTACTTGAATTATTTAATAAAGCCATTTTACTAATCAAGTCTTCTTCAGATTCAATACTTATATCCACATAAGGAATAGGCTGTGATTCTCTTTCTAAAGCTGTAGCTAAATGCTGACCATCAATAATATATGTTTTCATAACACCTTCAATGATATCTGTTGTGCATGTAATAACACATCTTACAACACCCATCTGACGAATACTGGTAATCATTTTCTGTACATGTCTGCTATCAATACCTCTATTCATTGGAAGAATAGCAAATTTTGTATAATCAGTTGCATGTTTAATTCTGTAATCATTTTTTCCAATCATTTCCATAATCATAAATTTTTTTAGTTTATAAATCAACATATCCAGCAATTACTCCAATAGGAAATACAGGTATACCAATACCTCTAATTACTTCCTCTTTCATATTGCCTTCAAAATCACATTGTGTAAATTTGTAGATGTTACTTCCCCATCCAAATAGTACAGCTAAGTAAATTGCTATACTGATAATTACTCCTACAGGAGACTCTGAATTACTCATAATTAATTTTCTTTTAAGTATTGTTCAATCTCAGCTTGCAAATCTATTTTAGATCTGTGTATATTCTTTCTTGCTTGATCAACTCTTCTGTCCCAAGCTTTCTTCTCGGCCATACGGCCTACATAATAACCACCAATTGCAAAGAATGGTGCTAACATGAAATATTCCATACTTTTTACTTTAAATAATTTAATTCTCTTGCTTCTTTTGGAAATTTGTGAATCCAATCATGACATGACCTACATACTGGCAACCAAGTTGACTGTATAAGATAATACACTGATCTATTAGCACCGGAGAATGTATGATGCACATCTGTTGCATGCATCATACATCCCGATACTTTCACCTCACACAAAGTGCGTTCAGTCAAGTACCTCTCTCTTAATTTGAGATATTCTTGATCTTGTTTCTTTTTCTTAGAAGAGACTTGAGGGATAATGTTTCTAATTGGTTTCCCATCTTCATCCTTACTTTTGTGGCAACTCCAGCATTGTTTACAATAGGGTTCTCCCTCGTGTCTCTTCCAGATGTACTGCTCAGTTTCACAACCAGAGCACATTTTCTTCTTAGCCTGCATAACTATTTACCTTTTAGTCTTGGTAATGTGTTTGGATCCATACTCAATTCATGAAAGTTCTTTGGTAAGATACCTTCTTGAATAAATAAGTTAACAATATCATCTTTTGATATTTTCAAATCTTTAAGTGTGAGTGTGTTCTTAAAGTGTGGATCCACTACTTCTGTATCTATTAGAAACTGTGTAACTATGCTATTAGGAAAAAATAGCTTGAACACAGCATTACTATAGACTGCAGTAACCTTTTGCTTGTAGACATTCAAGACATTCTGTGCTTTTACATACACCTTAGTGATTCTTTGTTTCTTTTTACTACACATAGAGGCTAATTCAGCTTCAGTACATGCAGTAAGACCATACAGAGCCCGTTTATACAGATAATTCTGATACTGGCTATATGAATCAACTTCATACTCCATTACACGGTTGTTAGCCATAAGCTGGTATTCAGCTAGTTTACCTGAATACTCAAATCTTTCTTTTCTGCTTTTTAATTGTTCCATAATCATATACATTAAAGGGTAATAAATAAATAAGAGAGGTAACAACTGCTACCTCTCTGTATTGATATGCATTAATTAGATGTTGTCAAAATCTGTATTTGCTGTGATTGTAGCAACAGAATTATCACGTTTAGCATATGCTGTACGTAATTCTTCAGTGTTTGTATGCTGAATCAAAACATCCTCCACATTTGATTGAAGAGAGTAAATTGTTTTACGGTAGATAGGTGCTCCATCTACATTACACAAAATACCTGTGTTCCCTCCAATTTTCAAATCACGCTCTGGATTCTTCTTGTTAAAAGGCTCCATAGATTCTTTAATTAGAATTGTACCAGGTAACTCTTGATTTGCAAAGAACCCAGCCGCTTGTAATTCTTCTACTGTACCATGTACTAGAGCATTAATTACTTTTCTGCGTAGGAAACCATTGCTGTCAATGTGTGTACGTGTTTGTTCTAATCTTACAAAACCATATTCTGGATTGTTTTCTGATACATTAATCACTGATCCTGTTGTTGCATCTGCAACTACTCTTACTTTTGCATTCATAACTTTGAATTTTAATGAATTGATAAATAAATTGTTTTTTGACGTTTGAGTTGAGAGTACATATATTAGCTAACTCACACTAATATATAAGGTATAATTCTAAGAATTATATATCCAATGGGCCCGTTAAATCTATTATATCATCAAATGGTTGATCATCTGATGCTATATCATTAATGCTTTCATCATCTGAGAGATAATCAAAATCATAAGCTTTTTCTTTGTCTGGATTTTCTATTATGGATCCCTTGAAAGGATTAAGAATGGCTTCTCCATAATCTAAAGACATAAGGTATTGTACATCAGCATCTGTAAGATCCAGATATTCTTCTATCGTTAGATAGACAGTTTTTCCATTGGGTAACTGATAGTACAATCTTTATAAATATGAGTAAATATATCACATTTAAACATATGTACCAAGATTGATGTACTTACTTAACACTTTTAAACTCAGTATATAGCTAAATGATACCAAGGGAGTATTTCTACTCCCATATATCATTTGGAACATATATCAAGCATAATATATTGTCTTTAGTATATCAATTTGTCAAGCATTAGACATTCTTCAGGGTAAAAATCCTTCAATTGTGCACTTAGTTCTCTAATTTCTGGTTTAGCCGTATTCCTTGCTGGTATTACAGTAACTAAAGGATTATATGTTGATATAGATCTAACTTTAGTTATTATACATAAGACATAACCATTCTTACAATAAGGTGAATTAGCATAAAATTCTTTTTCATCACCCCAGAAAGCATCCAATGAAAGATAACCTATTTGACCTACTTCAGGTAAAGTAGGATATGCTGAACCTAATAAGAGATTTATGAAGTGTTCACAAGCTATATGATTCTCTTTCATAAGATCCTCAAAGAATAATACTAGATTATCCTTTGATTCTCCTTTTACAATAATGTTAATTAATGCTTTCTTAAGAGTTTCATTAGTAATACTTATTCTTGCTATTTCTTTTTCCGCCATGGCTGCTCAAAAATCATCAAAACAATAACTATTCCAGCAAAAGTTAATGCTAAAGCTATTAATAACGCTAAGATAGACTTCATAACTATTTCTGTAATCTTTGTAATTTTTTCCAATGAGCTTTAGCTGTTGCAAGCTCCATCTTTTCTGCATCTGTTTTCTGAAAAACTGTGCGATCAATAGTAATTGGATGTGCATTTACTGCAGCCTGTACTTTAATTCTTTCAGAATTATGTGCATTTGAACTATCAGACTTAGGCATTGCTGTTGATGCAACACGTGTTGCAAAATGTATATTTTTCATATTAGTTGTTTTTAATTGTTACTTGTTTCATCATCATTAAGAATCTTATTTGCAAACCATGCACCAATAGTTACGGGCACTAAGCCTGGTGATATTAGCATAAGAAGAAGACATGTACCAATAAGTTTAGGTTTACTTACAGGTTCTTCTCCTTCTTGTATTGCTAAATTATTAGCTTCTGCTACAAAACCTAGTACTATTAATGAAGTAACAAAGTGATAAAGATAGAATATTGACATAATATTAGTTTTTTGAGTGTGGGTAAAAAATATCAGTTGCAAAGTAACAGAAATATATAGACTATATCAAATACAAAATTAAGATCAAAGACCTCTCTCTCCACAAAGGCAAAAACAACAACCCAGACCTAGTGTGAACATCCAATTATCTCAACCGGAGAAGAGTAACTTGTATGTCATGTCCTAAGACCTTAAAGAGTTTTGAGAAAGAGCGGTATGGCTTAAAGCCTCTAATTTTGGTTATAAACTTGTACCAAAGTTTTTTATATGTCTTTTAAAATTTCTGTCACTTAGCATAAAGAGTAAGAGAATCAGCTTGTGCCTATCTCTTACTCACCTAATGTCTATTAGTCTTCAGACTCTGTTAGGAACATATCCACAACTTCCTGAAAACGAGGGTCTACATTGATTCTCAATGCAGCAGTAGCCTTTATAGCAGTTTCACGTTCCACCTCAGCCTCTTGCTGAGCTTGAGCTCTAGCAGTGATCCATTCTGTATAAGCAATTTGATACTCAGAATTATACTGAGACTCAAGCTTACTATACTCATTGATCATATCCGCATTAGCCTTAGCAATACGTGCATTCTCCATAGTAACTAGGTTCTTAACCTTAGACTTGAAGTAATTTACACGTTGCTCATAAATGCGGTGAAGCTTAGCTAACTCCTCATGCTTAGTATTAAGCTCTTCCGGAGTATGGTGCTTAGTTACCTTCACAGGAGTTTTCTCACCATCTTTGATAGTGATCCACTCTAGAGGTGCAATCTTAGTGATTTGCTCACGTAACTTGTCAAGCTTACCATTCTTATGGATAAACTGTCCAATGTGAGCAGCATAAGACTCCTTCTCTAAGTACTCATTGTACTCTGATTGAGATAGCTGATTCCATCCCCATGCTTCCTCAACAGAGTCAAGAGTTCTGATTGACTCAGGCTCTTTTCTCTCAGGAGCAGGAACATTATAGCTAAAACGTTCAAGCTTTAGTAGTACAAGCTCTTTGTCTTTAGCTTTCAAGGCTTCCATAAGGAAAGCTTGAGTTGCATGAAGACGAGCCTTCTCTATTATGAGCTCTGTAATGTTGTTAGGCATTTGGTGACCTTCTTCTTGCACATAGTCTACACGGTCAAGAGTAAGAACCTTACTAGCATTGTTAATCAAACCTAATTGATTAGCAATCTGCTGTGCTCTTTGATTACATAGGTTAGATATTGACTGTGCTTGGGACATGCTTAAACCCTTTGTGCTTAAATTTCTCATAATTGTGTGTTTTTGAGATGAATAAATATAAATTGATTTTCTGTGTGTTCATTTACTACCAATGTATAAAATGCTTATTACACTTGGTACATTTGAATGGAAGCGGTGTCCATTTGTGTGGCTCCGGTGATACTACATCATTAGGAACTACATCATGTTGACAATCTGTTTGGAACATGTGTGTAATAGCATTCTCTAATGATTCACATACTACACCATAACCATCACCATCTATTCTTTTAGGAGAGAATAACATATCATAGCTTGATTCAGGATCAGGCCATTCAACAACTCTCCTAGGTTCTCCATTAGGAAGAACTACATCATGTGTTTTAATTGTTCTTTTCATGTTTCAAGTATTTGGACTGTGATGTTTTGTACTCTCACAAGGTTGCAACCCTTGAGGATGTAGTCATTCCATTAAGTGCCCACAGTAATAGACTGACGAAATCTATTAGTAGCCCAGCCTTACCTGCTTGGATGAGAGTATATTAATAGATACTACAGAGGTTCACATCATACTCCTTTATCTGCACCGTTAATGTACGGTATAGTATCTTGATTAATATTAGTCTACACCATGACACTTACCGATGTTTCTTCTGTAAGCTTTGTGGTGTTTCTTATGGAACTTCTTATAGTTAATTCCATTTGATTTCTTTTGTGGCCATTTATCACGACCATCATTGTTTGCGGTGACTGATATACTGATAAACATCAATATAGCAAGAGTAATCATTCTTGTAATCATATACTATTTATTTATTGGTTTATATATACTTTTCCTATTATGGTATAGCCATTATTAAGTAATGCTATAGCAGCTATGATATCACTATCTGCATTAACACTAATCAGATGTGTCCAATTATAATTATTATTCCTAACCCAAAACCGGTGGATATTATGACTCAAAAGCTCCAAGGGAGACATCATATCAAACTCTCTTTCTATATTAAGGTTAGAATGATTGTATATAATGTATATAGAATCCTTATGTAGTGTATATCCTTTCTCATGTGTGTCCTTATGTATCATGTGAGTTGACTGTTTAGATGGTTAATAGCTATATCTTCTAAGATGGTCCAGGACCGAAGATTTTGGGTATTCTTAGAGAGGTATAGATATGTAGGAAGAAATATACCCTACCATTCACCCTCTCTCATCACTACTTAATGTTCTCACAGTCAGAGAGTTATATCATCTCACTTAAAGTAATCCCCTATCCTTGACCGTTGGACCGTGATATCTTAATGAAGATACTGTAACTATAGAAGGTTTCTATATCTTCATTAAGAATAATAAGTGTATCAGATGCAGTACAAAAAAGTCCCTGAAGATGCCGAAGGCGTAATACACTATATACTATACACTATATAGTACATAGGATAAAAAAACCCCTACCCGTTAGGGTAGAGGTAATGTGTATTAGATTGCGTCTTCTACACGTGTAACTGCTTTAGGCGCAAAGCTTAAGCTAGATACAGTTGGTGCTCCTTCACCACGTGGATGAATCATCCATGAAGCATCTCCGTCAGCAGGAGTGAAGTATGATACCTGACAATCCATTGTCAAGACACCGTTCAAACTATCTGCAATACGGTAAGTATCTCCATTAGAATCTACACCGAAGTACTTTCCTGTTTTAGGGTTCTTCTTAATCTCAAGACCTGTTAAACCTTTAGAAGATGCATAAGATGCTACTGATTGTGTTTTGCTAAATGTACTCATAACTGTGTTTTTTGAATTTAATTAATAATCATATCAATTGCAGTAAAAAAAAGTCAAGAAGATGGCGAAGCCGAATAAACACAGTAGGAATCCAAGAATGTTTTTCAGTGTTTATGGGATACTACCCCCGTAAAAACTGATACTAAAAACTGCTTAGGATTCCAAGAATAGAAGAGAAGCTAACGCCTCTCCTCTTTCAGTATATCCTGCAGTTCTTCCCTCAATTCCATGAGAGCACTCTTATACCCACTGTTATACTCACGGCTATCTAACTCTCTATCTTCTTCCTGAAATACAGGAGAAGCTAAATCATCAGTTATCATTTGTATCACGCATTCTAATGTTTTTATATCCATGTCTATCTGTTTTATATGCAGTTAAAAAAAGTCTAAAAAGAAATAGAGGATTAGTATCCTCTATTCTTATTAAAGCTCTAGTGGCTCAACTAAGTGTTCTCTGATCAGTATGGTATATTCATACGGATATGTAGACATACTTGGTGCCCATACAGGAACTACCTTATATTGGAATACAAGATTGTCCCCAAGTTCATACATCTTGGTACTACAGATGTCTACTTTACTATCAGCATATCTGGATTTGATTCTATCCATTAACTGTTTATATAAAGCATACCATTCAGGTGTTTCTTCTTGTGGTAGATTAAATGTTTTAGATACAGATAGAACTAAGTTAACTGGTGTCTCCATGTTTATATTTTTAAGGGTTATTATATATAGTATAAAAAAGTCTTACCTATAAAAAGAATGAGGCCGAAGCCTCACCCTTTATTTCTTTGGATACTCAAGCATAGAGAACTTCTCATCATCAGATAACAGGTCCTCAACAGAGTTCATGTAACTATGTAGTTGATCTGCATACTGTTTCCATTGTTCAAGTTCTGAACTTAATGAACGTATAGTAAGTGCATCTTCTTTCTTCTGCACAATATCAGTATAGTCAATACCTAATTCTTTGGCAGCGAGTATCTGATTATTCAGAATACTGATAGCATAGATATACTGTTTATTACTTGAACGAGCACTAATAGATAAACTATCTGTGATAGCAACATCTCCATTTTCTTTGATGATGGATACTAATGTGTTTACGTGCATCATAGCAAAGTGAAAATCTTCTGTTGATTTGTTAAATGCTTCTACTTTAGTCAATGTTTTTACTTTTTTCATAATATAAAATTTATAGGGTTAATACATAAGCAGTAAAAAAAAGTCTTACCTAAATAGTGATCAGGAACAGTAGTGCAGACATTTGATACTATGGCCATAGTATATCAAACTTCCAATCTGCACTACCTCACGTTTGCAACCGTGACATACTTACCCACTTAGTGACCTCTAAGCTGGATAAGATTTTGGAATTGTGTTCTCTCATCAATAACAGTAAAAAAAAGTCTTTTTTAAAAGAGAGAAGCCCGAAGGCTCCCCCTTTATATCTCTCCTTCAATATCATCTAGCGGAGGCAACTGCCGTGCTAGATTAATATCTTCAGTAAGACTATTAGCATAAACTCTTAGTTCTGCATAAGGCATCAAGTGTAATGAGCCTGCCATTAATCTATGCATAGCAGGTGATGTACCTGTTAAGATTAATAGTCCTAGAATCTCTTCAATCAAATCTGCTTTTGTTACTTTAACGTTGTTCATAATAAATGTTTTAAGGGTTAATCAATAGGAGTAAAAAAAAGTCTTAAGCAGTAAGAATAAGAGATGACATTTCTATCATCTCTTATATCTTTATCTAATCCTCTCACCTTTATGAGTACTAGATTGTTTCATTGAACTCAACAGCTTTCTTTCCCACATAGGCATAGCCTCTTTAGGAGTGTTAACAATTCTAGCTGAATTAATCTCAGTTCTAATCTCTGCTCTAAGAGCACCTGTGTTTACTTTTTTCATATCTATAGGGTTTTTAAATTTAGTATAAAAAAGTCTTTTAACTAAAAAGAGAGAGTCATATAACTCTCTCCCTGTGGATGCTAATCCTCTTCTGGTCTTACATGCCAAAGCAATAAGGCAACGCACTGTGTTGGGTACCATAATAGTTGACATCGTTAGGTCAGTCAACAATAACAGTTTAAAAAAGTCTAAGAAAAACAAGAGAAGCCTAAGCTTCTCCTGTTTCTTTCTTCTTGATGATTCTATGTCTAACATAGCCATTAGGAAGAATAGATTCATCAGCCTTTACTAAAAGGCCAGTAGTAATCCAAGTGTTAACCATTGCTTGGATTTGAGCAGTAGTTCTTACTCTGCCATCTTTTATTGGAGCAACCATCATAGGATCCTCCAATAAGTATACAATCTTTACGTCTTGTCTCATGAGTTCTTTTAGGGTTAGTTAAAAAAAGTCCTAATAGAAAAGAGAGAGAGTCCTAAGACTCTTCTCTTTCTATGCAATAAGTAACTGTTGCAAAGATGCTTGCCATGCCTATGAATATGATGCATCCAGGATGAGCAGCATAATCAAAGTAGTTCATGGTGCCTGCAAATGGTATCCATGTTAGTAGCACTATAAGGTAATAGAATCCGAATAGTGCTAAGATAGTTGTGATTGTCTTCATAATATAGTTTTTAAGTGTAGTACAAAAAAGTCCTAAAAGAAAAGAAAATCTCATGCATTAAGCATGAGATTCTTGACTTCGTTTTAAGCACACTCTTGGTAGAGTCATTCATGAGGGCCGAGTTACTCTAAGTGGTAACAAACTATGATTCAAGCTTAGTATAAAAAAGTCTTGATACAAAGAAAGAATTCCCTAACAAGGGAAATCTTCTTTGGTATCATCTCTCATATCCATCCGTGCATAATAACACTCCCAGCACGCTGGTTCATGTTGATTCTCTTCTGGATAATATTCCATGTGGACTTGTCCACATGTGCAAGGTTCTGTGTTTTCTGCCATGGTTCTGTGATTTATTTTACTGCAGTAAAAAAAAGTTCTAAACCCACAGCATATGAGTGCAACGCACTCAGATTGATGGGGGGTACCCCTGCTCCGGGCGTGGGCGGGGGGTCTTGGATTAAGGAGTCACC